AGCCGAATTTTTGCATAAATTTAACCATCTCCTCGAAAAGCCCATTGGTCGCAGCAGGGCTGGAAACAAGGTCGGCGGAAGCGATAGATTGTGGGCGAATGTAGTCTTTGCCATCTATGGTTTCGGATTCGTTCACGAAAGCTAGGGAAACGCCGAACTGGTCGGGAGCCTCTGCGGCCATCTCTTTGATGAGGCCATAATGCGGGGAGTTGCGGAGAAGGCGAAGGTCGGCAACTAGTTTATCCCCCTCGATGCGAGGGTTGCGAGCAAAGGCCACAACCGCATCCAGCCCGGTTCCGTGGTTCATCTTTACCTTAACGCCATTCTTTGCGGCCTTCATAATTCCAAGGGCGGACTCTAGGCTTTTCTTGTCCACGAATAAGTCATGCCCCTTTGCCTCCCCAACCTCAAGGATTGAAACGCCCCCCAACTCCAACTCCTCCATTTCCTCATCCCGATAGGTACGATATGCCACCGCCGCCCTTTGCTTTTCGTCTGGAAAATCGCTGACAGCTGTATCGTTGCCCATGAAGCGATTAACAAATTCTTGTTCGGTTTCGTCTGCTCTAGGGGTCGGTAGGGGCATGGTTTTTTCCTTATGTCAAAAGGTCGCCATCGGCTTTGCGGTAGGATTCCTTGACCTCTCCACCGCCAGCCATCTTGAGAAACTTGTTCACCCTAGCCATCGCCCAAGCGTTTCGGCTGTTGGGCTGGCCTCCTGTGATGGTCGGCCTAAAGCTAGTCGAATAAGCCCCAGCACCCCTGCGGAATACCTTCTTTAGAGTCCCAAGGCTGGGCGCGTTCTTCTTGGGGTGATCCTTTTTGAACTGGGCAATCTTGTCTTTAAGGGCTTGCTCATTGGCCTCTGAAATCTCTATGTCGCCAGCTTTTGACCTTGTGGCCGCCGTGCCTTCGGGGTTTTCTTTTGATCCCTTAATCCGTTCCTTGGGCGGTGCGGGAGTTTGTGCCGCAGACTTTGGGCCGGGTCGGGCTAGTTCCTTTGCCTTCTCATCAGTCATTGGGCCACCCACAATCCAAGCGTCACAAGTTCTTTTGGCCGCACATTTAAAATCAAAAATCTCGCAGTAACCTAGATTGCCACCAATAGCGACTTCATTTGCATCCTCGCCGATGCCCTTCTTAATACACCCAAGAACTTTAGTCCTTTGGTCGAAGGCCGCACAATTACCGCAAAGCATCTTTTTGGCCGTGGCTACATCTCCTTGGAACTCGTCTGCTTTCGCCTTCCAATAATCCTCATTAGGTTCATTAGGGTTGGCTGGGCCGTAGTTCGCATCGTCCACGGCTGTCTGCCTATTGGCTAGATTGGTTTTGATGTCTTGAGTTGCGATTGGGCAAGAGGCTGGTTCTGCCAGTTCTTTCTTGTCCCTAGCCTCCATCTGTCCAACCACTTTCCTTGCCCACGCATAACCAGCGTCACCGCCCCATCCATTCCACGCCTGCCATCCCTTGCCCTGCTCATCCCAAGTTGCGCCTTTCTTATCAACTTCGTGGCGATCAAAGAAAGCTTTCATTCTGCGGACGGTGTCGGGCGATAGATTCACCCCATTCATCAAATCCCTTGCTCTTGCGATGCCCACAGGTGTCATTCCCTTTTGGCTGGCTGGTTTGCCCTCCCTTACATCCAAAGCTCTTTTAGCCGCATCCCTAGCTCCTTGTGGTGGAGTGAAATCAATCCCATCATACTTGCCCAATTCAATCCCGCCCATCATTCCGGCGATGAGCATTTGCCAGTCCTCTTTACTTAACTTTTCAAAGAGTTCTTTTTTTTTATCTTCTATTGCTTCGGCCTTAACCTCTTGCTGTGGTGCTTGGGCTATGGCGGTTGCAATCCTCTCTTCTTTAGTCGTTGGGATAATTTCTCCTTCTTTAGTCCCGGCCATGATGGATCGGGCCTGCTCCTCGGAGATGGTCGGGAAGGCGGCCGTGATAACCGAAACAGCTCCATCCCTTGTAAGTGCGCCAGCCGCCACGGCGTTGATAATATTGATAAGGCTTGCCACTTGTGCGCCGTTGAGAGAAATGTCTTGGATTGCTTGTGTGCCATCGCCAGCCCCGCCCTCTTGCGCTTGCCCTGCTCTCTGGGCGGCTTGTTGGGCATAGACAAGGCTCTCGACAACATCTGAAATGGCAACGGCAGGAACCTCATATTCGTTCGAAAGGTCTTTAATAAGTCTGGCTTCTTGTGCCCTCTGCCTCATGGCTCCTTCAAAGTCTAATCCCCTCTCGGCGTAAATATCTGCCGCCGTCCGCAATCCGGTCTTAAATTCTGCAATAGCGGCTTGGCTGTCCCTCCCTAAATCTATCGAGACATTCGCCCCAAAATTAAAAACTCCCCTTGTGCTTTGTCCGCCAACCCTATTCTCAATCAGCCCCCTTGCAATGCCATCTGCAATAACCACATTCTTTAATGGCTTAAGAACCTTATCCTCTAAAAGTTTTTGATACCTACGGAATGTGCGCCCTGCCTGTTGCATTTCAAGTCTGGCGGTCGGGCCGGACATGGCAGACGGATCAACGGCAAAGGAATATGGGATGCCTAACCCCATGCAAATATTACGCAAAAGAATCTTATGAAATTCTGCAAATGCCCCACTGGGTCTTGTTGGGCCATCTGGGAAAACAATATCCTCCCCCGGCTCCAAGTATGAAACTTTCCCCGCCTCAACACTTTCTAATTTGATGGCTTGGTTGTCGAAGTTTTCATCAGTCGTAAGGGTTGAAAGGTCGGCTGGATTATTGTTGTTCCTTCGGACAATGGCCGCCTGCATGGATGCATATTTGGCCGCCATCTTTTCGCTATTTTCAATTTCTCTAATGTCCTGCTGGTCGTTGATGGCGGTATGAAAGGCCGTGATTCCCCTGTATTGGTCAATGCGTAAAGGGTCAAAAAGGTGAAAGGCTTGGCTTGCCGGGATCGTTGCTTGGTAGGAATAGAAATCACCAATGCTTCGATTATAAATATCGTAGGCGGTGGGTGCGCCTGTGTTGCGGTCGATATGGATTCCGCCAATAAGCTCTAGGCTTGTGTAGGTTTTATAGGGATCGCCAACCCTGTCTGCTTCGATGCCCTGCAATTTCAAATCCCCATCGGATCGGACAAGGGCAAATAGAAAATCCCCATCTCGCAACATGGACATAATGGCAACTTGAAGAAGGGTTGAGCCGGAATGCCGTCCGCTTAAATCACAGGAATCAAACCAGCTTGACCAATATGCCTCGATCTCGGAGTTGGCTTGCCTGTTTTCCGTTCTTGCCTGATAGGAAACATTGGATGCGACATGGCTTGCAAATTTCATTAGAAGCGAACGAACAAGGCCGACATTTTCAGCTAAGTCCCTTGCCCTTTTCATCAATTCAACCCGATCATAATTGGAGCGGTAATCTTCCGCCCCAGAAAGCTGGCTCGGCCCCCTTCGTTCCCTTGAATATTTTACTGCATCATATTCAAAGTTTTTGATTTTTTGACGGGCAACTAGGCGATCCACCGCCCCCTTCGGGTTGAAAAAGGCAACTGCCTTATCAACCAAATTCAATTCAGCTTTTTGTTTCACGGGCCGAACTTTGCGTAGGTATTGATGACCTTGGTTCCGTCAGCAAGCCGGATGGCGTAATTAAGCTCTTCAAGGGTGTTGCGAACTTCGGTCAAATTGGCTCGGCTGAAAGACCTTCCCCCGATGCTATAACTCACGCCCGCCACCGCTATTGCCTCAAGACAGGAAACAAACTTGTCCCGCAAAGAAGTTAGGGTGGAAAGCGGAAGCCCAACAAAAGAACCGCTAGCCATAAGAACATTCTCCTATGTCAAAATTATTCTGCAATTTCCTCTTGCTCAAGATCGCTTGCCGTGACCTTTAATTTACCATGCAAAGCCGCTCCAACTATGTTCATGCATTCTGCGTCCATTAAGTGATTGTTTTTGCCCACCTGCTTCCAAACCATACGCTCCCTGCCCGTAAGAGGATTCTTAACCTTCACCTTGGCCTCGCTGTTTATATGGTCGAAATATACAAGGGGCGTATCCTCGGCCACCCATCCATCGGTTTTAAGGAAGTTTGCCAAGATGTCTTTGATAGCCGGGTTCGACCAACGCCATACAGGGCAGAGCTTCCACTTCCATCCATCCTTGGACATGGTTTGCTTACCGCTGAAGGGGTCTCCGTTGGCTATTCTGGCGTAAGGGCGTTGAACCTTGGCATTGCCCACAATCTCCGAAAAGCTGGTCTTGTCGGAGCCAACAAGCGCAATCCAGCCGTTCTTACAGCAATTCAAATAAACATCCCTAGTCTGATCCCCCGAATCGCAAAAGACGGCGGCGGCTTTAACTGAAAACTCCTCGGCCTTCGCTTGAATATCGCCCCAAGTTTCAAGCCTCCCCGCCCATACAAGCCTAGATTTTCCTTCTGTATCCCAAGCCCTAATAATAGCCCAAGCGTGGAAGCCCCCTGCCTCTTGGATGTCGCAACTCATTACAGGGAACTCGCCCATGCGAATCTCTCCCATCTTGTAGGCTCCGGGCCTTATCTCTACACGCTCTGTTTCGTGTTCTAACCAAGGCTCGGCCAAGATGCGGTTTACAAAATCCTGCAAGCCCAAGATTCCATTTTTGTCTTGTAGCCATTTAACCGCCAAAGAACCGAAAGTGACCCAAGGAGCGTATAGGCCGTTGAGGTGGTAGCTTCTGCGCCCCGGCTCGCCCTTTGGGTTTGTGGCAATCCATTCCCCATCCCGAAGCATCTTTGTCTTTTGTCCGTCTCGAATCTGTCCCTTGCACTCTACGCACTCATAAAAGGCTGATGATTTTACCAGCCCAAAATCCCATTCTGTGTCGCTTAGTTTTGCGGCCTTGTCCCATTTGACCTGTTCCCAAAGTAGCTTCTGCTTGTGTCCGCAATGAGGGCAGGGCACAAAATAAAATCTCATATCCCCCTTCAACCATTCCGCCCATATAATTGAGTCTGCGGTTGTGGGGGTGCTGGTTGAGATGATTAGATGGTTTGGATAGGTCGCAACTCTGGCCTCTGCCAACTGCAATGCCCCGGCCTCTTTCGATGAGGAGCCATCGGAAAATTTATCAACTTCGTCCAAGCAGAGAAGCGAAATACTGCGAGATGCAAGACTACTGGGCGAGTTCGACCCGGTGAACCACAAAGAGGATCGGCGAAAATGCTGTTCCAAAATCTTAATTTTATCCGTATCAATCGGCTTCTCTTTTGCTAGGGCGGGGCAATCATCCACAAGGGGAAGCCAGCGGGTTTCTGAAAAAGACCTTGCCAGCATTTCGCTAGGCATAACCCACAAGGCTGGGCATGGTTCTTCGGCTATTTTGTAAGCCAATCCCGCAAGGATCGTGGTTGTTTTGCTTGTCTGCGCTCCCCAAACCAAAGTGACTCGCCGAATCGAATCATTCCCAAAGGCTTCTAGCGGCTCCTTTACATAAGGCGTTAGGGTTGTTGAGTATGGGCCGGGTATGTTTGTGACTCTAGCCGACAGAGTAAGATTTGCCTCACACCATTCTGGGATGGAAAGTTTTTTCCTTGGAAGGAATAGCCCTTGAATGAAGGATTCTGTTTTCATTCATCTTAAAAGCATATAGCCCTTGGCGTAGGCTTCCATTGGGTTTTTATGAATCCAATCATGGCAAGCCATACAGATTGCCATAAAATACTCTTTTTCATTTAATCTTGCCCCGAATCTCCCCAGCTTATGGTGGATTTGGGTTGCTTTCTTTCCACAGATTTCGCAAGCGGGATTCTGCTCTAAATACCACTCTCGAAGCCAAGTATAGGCACGATTTTCCCTTGCTCTTTTTTTAGAGACTGGCCGGAGCCTTCCTCCCCTTTTTAGTGGGGTTTTTCTTTTAAGAGGGGAGCGTTTCATGCCAACCACTTGTGTTGAAATCTTCTTCAAAATATTTAGACATCCCGGGAACATCTATGGCGCACAAGTCTCTATATTCTGGAATTTCAAGAAGCACTTTATGAAGGGCTTGGGCATTTACGCCATCCCTTACAACTGCGTGATGAAAATGAACCATCCAAAACAAACCGACATCTTTTGCATTTTTTGGATATCTTGATTCGCAAGATCCAACGGTAAAAGAAAATCCGTGTTGTCTTTGAAATTTATCTAGCCCATTATCTGGGGTAAATAAAACTGCAACATTTGAGTTTGGCATATACGCCAAGCTAATTTTTGTTACCCCTGTTTTTCTTTTAATTGATGTTTGCATTTGTGGTTCTCCTTTTTGTTATTCTGTCATCGAAAGGATAACGCAAACAATAATAAATCCAGCAAGGATAACCATAAAACATTCATTCATTTGAAAGCCCCTTCTGCCTTTTGAATGGCTAAGAAGATTTGATTCACTCCGTCTTCGATGGCTTGCTTGGCACATTCTGGGTCGCTTGGGTTTGCTCTTGAACAGATACTTGCTGGCATTGCATCCAATAGCGCACGAATCCCGCCAAGGTATTTCGTGAAAGTTTCTTGAACTTCGTCAGTCGAAAGTGTTTGTCGAAGGTGAGCTTGTTCCTCATTATGATCTATCTCGGCTTGCCGAACAACTTTTTGCGCTCGCTCGTAAGCATGAATGGCGGCTCTGGTAGCAATCGGGTTTGATTCTTTCGCCGCTCGCACCATAAGCCTAAATGCCGCAACCTCCATCCGTTGCGCCCGAAGGAGCCTTCCGAGCGTATTAAGGGCGGACAAATCCTCATCAGAAATACTTTGAGATTCTGGTTCTTCTGATTCTGGTTTTAACGGGGGCGGGGTTCTCGCAATGGCTTGTTGATTTTCCATTCTCCACCTCATCGCATCGGCTTCCGAGGTTAATGGCATTCCCCTCGCCACCATCTTTGAGATTTGGCCTTTCGACATCCCCCACTTTTCCACAAGCTCTGTTTGCCTTATCATTTATCATAGCGGTCGCCCGCAAGCCTCACATTTTTCGCCGCTATCTCCAAGCTCTTTTTCGTCTGGTTTTGTCTGCTCCATAAGCTCGCCAAGCTCATCAGCCCCAAAGCCTGTGATATCCAAGTCGATTTCGCCTGTATCGAGTTCTTCGATTAAGTCTTTGAGGGCTGGCAAATCGAACTCGCCGCTCAATTTGTTTAGAGCAATGTTGGCCGCTTTTTCTTGCGCCTCATCCAACCAAACAGCCCAAACTTCGACCTCTTCTTTTTGAAGTGCTGAATAGCACTTTAGGCGTTGATGGCCTCCAACAATGTTCCCGGTCTTTGCGTTCCAAGTGATCGGCTGAAGATTGCCAAGCTCGCTCAAACTTTTCGTGAGCCTTCCCAACGCATCGGAAGAAATTTTTCTTGGATTGTATGAAGCGGGTTGAAGCTCGCTGATTTTTTTTGTGATAAGACAGGGATATTTCATTTGTTCTTAAAACTTACGTAAGTTTTCTTTTTCTAAATTTGTTTCCCTCAACATTTTACAAGAAACTCGCACAAAATGACGGCGCGCGGAACC